GAGGACAGCATGATATGGGTCACATTCAAACGTGAAGGTATCCACAAGTACCCAGCGGCACTAGACGATCCTAAACTAGCAACGGGGGACGAATATGATGTTTCCTTCTTAGGATACCCGCACAGACACATATTTCATTTCCGTGTATGGATAGAAGTAAAACACAACGACAGAGATATTGAATTCATACAATTCAAACGTTGGTTGGAGAACCTATACAAAGGCACACTAGAACTTGATTACAAGTCATGTGAAATGATTGCAGATGATCTGCACACACAAATAGCAAACAAACATCCAGGTAGAAAGATCTGGATCGAAGTATCAGAGGACGGAGAAAATGGCTGTATTAAAAAATATAAATGACTTTCCAGACAACGCAATGGATATCTTGAGTGACATAGACGAGTACAAGAAGTTTTGTAGAGAACACAAACTTCCATTCAGAGAACATCATCTGTATAAAAGTTATACACCATGGAAGATATTTTATTCATTTAAGAAGACAGGCACACTTGATTTGACACTATGGAGTAGAAAAGAACAATGACCATTTACATCGTAGACATTGAACCAGTAGAAAGCAGATACACAGCACAGTGGAAAGAACACTTGCCCAAACAACTGACGGCAAAGTGTAAACAAGAAGTCATCACGGTTTCAGGAGGTGATACGCCACAAATGACAACTCCAGGTGCGTTTCTAAATTTTGCTGGTACCAATGTTTATAAGTCCACACAGGCAATAAAAATAGCAGAGATGTTTGCGGCAGACGAAGTAAAGGATGGAGATCATTTCATATTCACTGATGCATGGAACTCTACCATTGTGCAATTGAAGTACATGGCAGACTTGCTCGGCAAACACATAACCATACATGGACTATGGCATGCCGGCTCATATGATCCCGCAGACTTCTTGGGCAGACTTATCAAGAACAAGAGTTGGACTAGGAATATTGAACGTGGATACTTTTGGGCATGTGATCACAACTATTTCGCAACCAAATTCCATCAGGAGATGTTCTTGAATGGGTTATTCGGTGGAGAAGATGTTGCACTGCATTATCAACTAGAGAGACACACTGAAAGCAAACGCATGATCAAGACAGGTTGGCCCATGGAGTACTTGAACGAAGCATTGGAATCCTACAAGCACATGCCTAAGAAAGACATCATAGTGTTTCCACACAGAGTGGCTCCGGAGAAGCAACCAGAGATATTTAGAGATTTGAAAGAACATCTACCACAGTATGAATTCGTTGTTGCACAGGAAAAGAACTTGAGCAAGAATGAATATCACAACTTGTTGGGTGAAGCGAAATTAGTGTTTAGTGCGAACTTGCAAGAAACATTAGGCATCAGTTGGTATGAGGGTGCTGTAGTTGATACCATACCAATGGTTCCAGATAGGTTGAGTTATTCTGAAATGGGCATAGAAGAATTTTTATATCCAAGTCAATGGACTAGATCCATGGAGAGATACCATGAACACAGACAGGATATCATGTCAAGGATTGTTGACTACATGGACAACTATGACAAGTATCTACCAGCATTGCAAAGGCAGACTAAGAAATTATCAAATGAGTTCTTTAGTGCAGAGCCATTGTATGCTACAATTAACAATGGCAATCCACTGCCTTAACATCGGAGAAACTATATGGACAAGATCACAGACGTAATAAGACAAAGAATACAAGAAGACAAAGGAAGGTATTGGGCAAATGACAACATTTCAAAATACATCAAACCCGAAGAAAAACAAGCATTGATAGAAGAGGCAATTCCTGCTTTCGAAAATGTGTTACAAACATTATTGATCGACACAGTAAACGACCCAAACAGTCAGGATACTGCAAGAAGGATGGCCAAGATGTACATCAATGAGATCATGAGTGGTCGTTATGATCCTATGCCCAATCCAAGTGCTTTCCCTAACTACATCGAAGGTGGTTATGAAGGCATGCTGGTGGTTAGGAGTGAACTGAAAAGTATTTGTTCGCATCATCATCAACCAGTGGCAGGCGTGGCATACATCGGAATCATCGCTGGTCCTAAACTATTGGGATTGAGCAAATACACAAGGATCGCCCAATGGTGTGCCAAAAGAGGTACACTGCAAGAAGAATTGAATGTGATCATTGCAAACAAGATACAGGAGATCACCGGAACTGAACACGTTGGCGTGTATGTACAAGCGACACATGGTTGTTGTGAGAACAGAGGCATCATGGCAAAGAGTTCATTGACGCAAACAACTGTGCTTAGAGGTGACTTCAAAGATGTCGAAGGCACTAAGAAAGAATTCATGGACAATGTGAAATTGCAACAGGAATTTGCCAAGGATTAATATGGATCCAAAATCGAAACCACGCAAGGGACAGACACAAGAAGAAAATGAAACTGAGTTCGAACAAGCATTAGAACTCAAAGGATTTGACATAGATAGTCCGGAAGATCTCGGAGTAACTATCACACATGGTTACCAAGGCACTCCGTTGACTGGCCCTACTTACGCGGGGTCAAATGTTACTTCGCTTCACCATGCACCCACGTTTATGGACTTTGACGACTCAGTAGTGGTTAATTTCCGCCAGGGAGAGGCAGAACACAAAGCACTCCGCGATAGATATCCGGCACTGGAAAAGGCATATGATCACTATTGCACACTACTCGCACTGGCCCAAAATGGGCCTGAAGATTTAGATAATTAATAAAAGGGGGATATATTATGCAATTATATCGTATCAATATTACCACAGATGTCTATGCCAACGAAGATTGGGATAGCATCAAAGACAATCTGGTAATTGCTTACAAAACAGAAGACGGTGATTTAGTCGCTGGATTACCAGGTACATTTGAAACAATTAAAATCATAGACATTACCAAAGACACTGAATTGACAGATCCTAAATAGAACTTATAATAGAAACATGGACAAGAAATATTATTACAGTGAAATATTCTATTCCATACAGGGCGAAGGACACTATACAGGTGTGCCTACAGCATGGATAAGATATTTTTTATGCAATCTACAGTGTAATGGGTTTGGACAAACGAATCCGACTGATCCTGATTCATGGGAACTACCATTTGAAACATTTGATGTATCACAGATAAAAAGAGTAGAAGATCTTCCTGTGTGGGATAAAGGGTGCGACAGCAGTTACACATGGGCCAAGAAGTACAAACACTTGATGGGACAGGAAACTCCTGGCGTGTTGGCGAACAAGATAGTAGACATACTACGCAACAAAGACAATCCAGAAGGGTTGTTTCTGCATCCAGTCTCTAAACAACACCAACATTTGTGTTTCACAGGTGGCGAACCATTGATGCCACAGAGTCAAATGGCAACCATAGGCATATGGAATGAATTGGTTACGCAGAACAACTTACCCGGGTCAATGACTTTTGAAACTAATGGCACGCAAAAACTTACGCCACAATTTATTGAATGGGCAAACAGTCACAACACAGAAATATTCTTCAGTCTTAGTCCTAAACTATGGACAGTGGCAGGTGAGAAATCAGCAAAAGCGATTCGTCCTGATATCGTGCAAGACTATCATTCATTGTCCAAACAAGGACAACTGAAATTTGTGGTAGGTGATGCAGACGAGCAATGGCAAGAATTGGATGACACTGTTAAGAAATTTAGAGATGCTGGTGTCGATTATCCCGTGTGGATCATGCCTGTGGGTGCAAGAGAAGAAGAGCAATCTGCCACAGCAGGTGAAGTAGCAAGAAAGGCATTCCAAAAAGGTTACAACGTGGCGGCAAGAGTTCATGTGTACCTGTTTGGTAACGCAATAGGCACATGATTAAAAAATTTGTTGGTATGTGGTTTGAAGCAGAAGAGATTGCCCTACAATTCTCACACTCTAAAATGTATGACGTTGGTGCAAAAGTTATTAAGACTGTGGTGTTGTTTGTGGTATGTCTGGTCGGATTGTCATATGTATTGGTTGGTAAAGTCACAGGATACGCAATGAACAAACTACGCAACGTAGAAACAAAAACAATACCAGCACCCAAAACAATTCCCGCAGACACAAACTACACAGACACTGGGTTACCAAAAGAAGTTGCTAGAAAAGGTGAAGGCATGTCGGAAAATGACTATGAAAATCTTAGAAAGGTGTTATAATAAACTATGCTTGATAAAATGAAGAACATGTTCAAAGGCAAAGCAAAAGATAAAGCAACATCCGAGAACAAAGAAAAAGCAAAAGCAACCAAGAACAAGGAACCATGGGTGAGTGTGTTGACCACACACGTCGACAAGACGAATCCAAAGAATGGTTTCTTTGAATTAGATTGGAATGAATACTTTGTGCAATCATTGAAGTTGAATGGGTACAGAGGTGCAACAGATGAAGAAGTGGTAGATAAATGGTTTCAAGACTTATGTAGAAATGTTGCAAGTGACACTGGCGCAGAAGATGTTGGTGGATCTGGGTATGTAAACAAAGTTTTGAGAGATGATGGCAAAACGGAGGTTTCGTGACTTATATAATTGTTGATACAGCAAACACATTTTTTAGAGCAAGACACATAGTAAAAGACAACAATCCAGACACCAAGGTTGGATTGGCTATGCACATTATCCTTAACTCGGTGAAGAAGGCATGGACAGACTTCGATGGTGCCCACGTGGTATTTTGTTTGGAAGGTCGTTCATGGCGTAAGGATCATTACACCAAATACAAGGCAAACAGAGCCGTTGCCCGTGCGGCACTCACTGAACGTGAACAAGAAGCGGATCAAATATTTTGGGAATCATATGACACCTTCTGTGACTTTATCAAAGACAAAACAAATTGCACTGTGCTACAACACAAACAACTAGAAGCAGATGACTTGATCGCTGGTTGGATACAACAACATCCACAGGATGAACATGTGATCATTTCTTCCGACTCTGACTTTGCACAGTTGATCGCTCCAAACGTGAGGCAGTACAATGGCATATCAAACACACTTACAACCACAGAAGGATACTTTACAGACAAAGGTGCCGCTATAGTGGATAAGAAAACAGGTGAACCTAAGAAAGCACCCAACCCAGAATGGTTGCTGTTTGAGAAATGTATGCGTGGTGACCCCACAGACAACGTATTTTCAGCATTTCCTAAGGTGCGTAAGAACAAGTTACTAGAAGCATTCGAGGACAGGAGCAACCAAGGATTTGTGTGGAATAACATCATGCTGAGCAGATGGGTAGATCATGAAGGCAATGAACATAGAGTGAAAGAGGATTACGAGCGAAATAAGGAACTAATCGACCTTACTCGCCAGCCAGATCACATAAAACAGATAATTAAAGATACTATAAAAGAAGCGACATCGACTCCTAAGAGTTCACCACAGGTAGGCATATATTTGATGAAGTTTTGTCATTTATTTGATCTACAAAAGATACAAGATCGTGCTGGACAGTATGCCGCTCCGCTCAACGGGAGATATGGAACGTGAGTCAAATAAAAACAGTAAAGAACAACGCAAGTTGGATAATCACAGACGACAAAGATAAGACCAAGGTCGG